CGGATGCCGCAGGAGCGCCGGCTCAACCTCCTCGAGGGCTCCTGGCCGCGAGGCGACGCATGAGCGAGGCACGACGGCCGCGCAAGGTCGAGGTCCTCTTCGAGCGCGAGGTCGAGGTCGACCTCGACTTCGAGTCGGCATGACCGACCGGCTCGAGCTCGAGCACGAGGCGCGCGAGGCGATCCTCGCGGCCTACGCGGAGCTCTGCCCCGGCATCATCGACAACCCCTACCTCGCCGGGCACTTCCCGCTCCCGATGCAATGGCACTTCCTCCGAGGTCACCTCGAGAAGGACCCGCTCGACCTGGCCGTCTACCAGGCGCTCTACGGCGGCGCGGCCGGCGGCGGCAAGAGCGACGCCCTCCTCATGGCCGCGGCTCAGTTCGTCGACCGCGGTGAGTATGCCGGAATCCTCTTCCGCCGCACCTACACCGACCTCGCGCTCCCCGGTGCCATCATGGACCGCGCGCTCGACTGGTGGAAGAACGCGCCCGGCGTCTCCTGGGACGGGAGCAACAAGACCTTCCGCTTCCCGAGCGGCGCGAAGATCACCTTCGCCTACTTGCAGCACGCCGGCGACGAGCGCCGCTACCAGGGCGCCGAGTTTCAGTTCTCCGGCTGGGACGAGCTCACGCAATTCCCCGACCGCCGGCCCTACCGATACGTCGGCCTCTCGCGCGTCCGTCGCCCGACCTGGTCCGACATCCCGCTCCGCACGCTCGGCGCGTCCAACCCCGGCGGCGCCGGGCATGCCTGGGTCGCCGAGGACTTCGACGTCGAGCTCGACGGCAACGGGCACCCCTTCTACCCGGCGCGCATCGTCGACAATCCCTACATCGACCGCGCCGCCTACATCGCCGGCCTCGAGCACTTGCACCCGACGACCCGCGCGCAACTCCTCGCCGGCGACTGGCGAGCTCGAGAGCCTGGCGACTACTTCCGCCGCGAATGGTTCGGCCCGCTCCTCGACCCGGCCGAGGATCTCTGGCCCTCGCGCGATTGTCGCCGCGTCCGTTGGTGGGACCTGGCGGCGAGCGTCGCCGAGGGCGCTTGCCACACGGCCGGCGTCAAGATGGCCCGGCACCGCAACGGCGGCTACGCCGTCGAACATTGCTTGAGCTTCAAGGCGACGCCAGGCAACCGCAACTCGAAGATCATCCAAGCCGCCAAGATGGACGGCCCGACCGTCACGGTCGGCCTCGAGATCGAGCCCGGCTCGGGAGGCCCGGCCCAGGTCGAGACCATCGCCGAGGCGCTCAAGAAGGTCGGGATCCGGTGCGTCTACGCGCGGCCGTCGACTCCCGACAAGGACGAGCGCGAGAAGGTCTACGTCGTCCGCGCGCCGAGCTCGGCCAACGCCAAGGCCGCCCGGTGCGACCCGGTCGCCTCGTGCCTCGAGCGCGGCTACTCGAGGCGCGGCGAAGGCCCCGAGATCGACCAGGTCACCGGGCAACCCGTCCCCGGTTGGGGCGAGGACGCCGGCAAGCCGGTCGCCGAGGCCAAGGACGGGATCCGCCTCTTCGCCGGCGAGTGGACGCAAGGATACCTCGACATCGTCGAGGGCTTCCCAGGCGAGAGCAAGGACCAGCGCGTCGACGAGGCCGACGCGAGCTCGGGCGCCTGGTCCTGGCTCAAGGCCAACCCGGTCGGCGCCTCGGTGGCCTATCACACGAGCGAGGCCGCGGTCGCCTCGGCCGACGACTACCGCCGCACCAACCCGAGCGAGCGGCCCGACGCCGACCGGACCAGGAAGGACCGCGCCGGTCGCTGGCGTCCGTAGCTCAAGCTCGGCGGCCGTCTGGTCGATAGCTCGGGCATGGACTACCTCGAGCTCATGAAGGCCGCGACCGCGCGGCGTCTCCTCAACCTCTCCCGATCCCTCGAGGCCGTCCTCCGCGCGAGCCGCGACGTGCTCGAGGCCGAGGAGCTCGAGCGGCTCTGGCGCCGATCCTCCGCCCTCCTCGAGGTCTCGAGGCGCCTGGCGCCGCCGGTGCCGCCGAGGATTCCCGACGATCTCGAGAACCTCGAGGAATCCTAGAAGAAACCAAGAGACACCGGTTGACACCCTCCTCGAATTGGTGTCCAATTCACGCATGAGCAACCCCACCAACAACACGATCGCCGTCTCCCGCACCTTCACCAGCGTCGTCGGCTTCTGCCCGAAGTGCGGCAACGAGGTCACCGCGACCGGCGCCGACGTCTTCGAGGCGACGGCCAACCTCGGCCGCACTTGCGGCGCGGCCTTTTGCGAGGCCTACGTCGACGTCGACTACATGGTCCTCGGCGACGACGGCTGGCGCGACACGCGCTCGGCCGACGAGGTCGACGCGGCCGCGGCCGCGGCCGTCGTCGAGCTCAACCCGGTCGACTCCGCCAAGGAGATCGTCAAGATCCTCCGCAAGGCCTTCCCCGGCGTCAAGTTCTCCCGGCGCATGAGCCGCGGCACCGGCTACGGCACGCTCAACCTCTCTTGGACCGACGGCCCGACCGCGACCGAGGTCGAGGACCTGGTCGGCTCCTGGCAAGGCAAGAGCTTCGACGGCATGACCGACTCGACCAACTACCACCGGCGCGAGGTCAAGACCGTCAAGGGCGACGTCGTCGTCTCCGGCATCGGCTACCTCTTCACTCGCCGCGAGGTCTCCGAGGGCGAGCTCGAGCGCGTCCTCGAGGGCCTCCTCGAGGCCGGCTACCGCGAGCACGTCGCCGGCGACCTCCGCAACGCGGCCGCGCAGATCACGCGCGGCGCGGCCGTCTTCTCGGCTTGCGCGCATTGCAACCTCTACCGCGTCGAGGTCTAAACCGATGACCAGCACCAACACCAACGTCAAGCTCACCAAGATCACCGCGGCCGCGATGGACACGATCGAGACCAGCTACGAGAGCGGTCGCGAGATCGACGCCGAGGAGTGCGTCGGCGTCGTCTTCACCAAGACAACCGTCACCGGCCCGGCCGGCTTCTTCCAGCGCGTCGCCGAGGACCTCGAGCGCCAGGCCGAGGGCTGGCGATGCGGCGACTACTCGATCGCCTACGACACCAACCGCGACCTCTCCGACGCCTTCGTCGAGGCCGCCGACGCGCGGATCGCCGAGGCCCTCGACGCCTGGGCGGCCCGGTGCCACGAGCTCGGCGGGACGTGCCGCTTCTTCCTCGGCTCGGCCGCGACGCCCTCCGAGTGCGATTGCTCCGAGTGCCAGGCCGAGGCCTAGAAAAAACCAAGAGGAGGCGCTTGACTCCTCCCGTCAACTAGTGTCTACTGTCCGCATGAGCACCAACGCCAACGCGATCCTCCCCGCCCGCAGCAACGCCAACGCCGTCCGCTTCCTCGACATCGCCGAGGCGATCGTCGCCGAAGAGGCCGCCCGCAAGACCGGCCGCCCGGCCTTCGAGGACCTGGCGAGCATCGTCGACCAGGCTCGCGCCTGGGCGACCGACCGCCGCCTCGCCCTCTCGATCCGCCGCGACCTCTCGACCCTCGAGCGGCGCGCCGGCAACCTTCTCCTCAACGGAATCTAAGACATGAAGACCAACGCCAACAAGACCTTCCGCGTCACCTCGACCGAGACCGGGAGCGTCGTCGCCGACCACGAGCTCGAGACCGTCTACAACAAGCCCCTCGCGACCTGGTGCGCCAAGCACCCGCGCTTCGGCGCTTGCTGCGATCCCAACCCCGAGAAGGCCGCGCGCCGACTCTTCACCGAGGCCGGCCGCCTCGTCATCAAGGTCACCGAGGTCTAGCCATGACCAGAACCATCCCAACGACCGCGGCCGTCTACAAGGCGGCGCGGCTCTTCTACCGCGGCGTCGACTCGATCGAGGTCGGCCTCCGCTCCGACGCCGACGGTGAGACGACCGAGGACTCGAGGGCCTGGCCCGACGACAACGACCTCGACGACCTCGTCGGGATCGCCTCGATCCTCAAGGCCTGGCGCAAGACGCCGCCGGCCGTCGGCGTCGAGCTCGACCTCTACCTCTACCACGAGTGGGACGGGCTCCTCGCCAACGTCGACCTCGTCGTCCTGGCCGGCCCCGACGGCGAGCTCCGCTTCGTCCTCACCGAGGTCCCGCTCCACTTCAACGACGGCGAGCTCATCGCCGGCGCGGCCGCGGTCGAGGAGGTCTCGCTCGCATGATCGAGGAGCCGAAGGCCCTCGAGCCGCCGGCGCCGCTCGAGCTCCCGCCGCCTCGGTGCCGGTGCCGGTCCTGGCTCGGCCGGCCCAACTACCACGGCTTCGGCTTCGAGCCTTGCCGTCGGTGCGGCGGCCGGCCTCCGAAGAAACCAGGAGACACCCGTTGACACCCGCCTCGGATTGGTGTTCAATTCACGCATGAGCACCAACCTCAACACGATCGTCGCCGGCCGCACCGTCACCCGCGACCAGGTCCTCGCGGCCGTCGCCGAGTGCGACCTCCTCGGGAAGGTCGTCTTCCTCCGCAAGCACGGCTACGGCGCCGGCCGCTACGCCCTCCGCGTCAACGGTCGGAGCTACCCCTCGAAGGCGATCCTCGGCGTCGCCGCCGGCCTGGCCTCGGCCGACTTCTTCGGCGGCGCCCGCGGCGCGGCCGGCAACCTGGCCCGCCTCGGCTTCGACGTCCGCGAGGTCACGACCGGCGCGCGCATCTCCCGCGAGCTCGACAGCCTCCGCCGCAAGGTCGCCGCCGACCCGTCCTTCGTCGCCGAGGCCGCCTGGCCCGAGCTCGCGATCGACCCGGCCGCCTACTTCGCCTCCGGCACCAACCGCGCGCCCGAGATCGTCGGCGCCGCCGCCGCCGGTGCCGACATCGGCGTCGCCGCTCCCGAGGTCACCGCGGCCGCGGAAGCCGAGCTCGTCAAGCTCGCCGGCTCCGACGTCCTGGTCTTCGTCGACTCCGGCGCCTTCTCCGAGGTCGCCAAGGACTTCCCCTTCGACGTCGTCAAGCCGATCACGGCCGCCGAGTGGACGAAGCGCCTCGAGCTCTACAAGCGCCTCTCCGCCGCCCTCGGCAACTCGGTCTACCTCGTGGCTCCCGACCAGGTCGGCAACCAGGAGAAGACCCTCGAGCGCCTCACGACCTACGCCGCCGACGTCCTCGAGTGCCAGGCGCTCGGCGCTCGCATCCTGGTCCCGATGCAACTCGGCGGCGACCTCCTCGCCTTCGCCGCGGCCGTCGACGCGATCCTCGGCACCGACTGGATCCCCGCCTTCCCGTGCAAGAAGAGCCCGGTGACCGCCGCCCAGGTCGCCGAGTTCGCCGCCGCACGCCGCCCGAAGCACGTCCACCTCCTCGGCCTCGGCATCCGCAACCCGAAGACCCCGGCCTTCCTCGAGGCCCTCGCGACCTTCTGCTCGGTCTCCCTCGACTCTTGCTGGATCGGCTCGGCCGCCGGCCGCACCAACGGCCCGAAGGTCGACGGCAAGGGCACGCGCCGCCGGCTCACGATCGCGAGCGACCTGGCCCGCGACGTCCTGGCCCGCGTCGGCTCGAGCCTGGCCGCGAAGACCGTCGCGATCTACTCGGTCCTCGCCGGCGGCGGCCTGGTGGCCTAGAAAGAATCGCGCCCGACCAGGAGACACCGGTTGACACCGTCCTCGGATTGGTGTCCAATTCATCCATGCAACGCAACCTCAACAACGCCTTCGCCCCTCGCCCCTCGACTCAAGCCCTCATCGTCAACTTCGGCGGCGGCGTCGATTCCTCCGCGATCATCGTCGAGCTCGCCGCGCTCTACCTCGCCGGCGACGACACCGCGCGCCCCGACCTGGTCGTCTTCGCCGACACCGGCGACGAGCTCCCCGAGGTCTACGAGAACGTCCGCAGGATCGCGCGCTTCGTCGAGGAGACCTTCGACCTCGAGCTCGTCATCGTCTCGCGCCCGAACAACATCCCCGGCCGCGTCGGCTACAAGAGCCTCTCCGAGAATTGCATCACCAACGAGACCCTCCCGAGCGAGGCCTTCGGCCGCGGCGCTTGCTCGAGCAAGTGGAAGTATGAGGCGATCGACGCCTTCCTCTACGGCCGCAAGCGCCCGCTCCGCGCCGGCTGGCTCGAGCTCAACGGCTTCACCGACAAGGCGATCAAGTGCATCGGCTACGACGCGACCGAGACCGTGAGCGGCAAGCGCGCGAAGAACGCCAAGATCGCCGAGGACGCCCAGAGCTTCTACCGCTACCCGCTCGTCGAGTGGGGATACAGCCGCGAGCTTTGCAAGGACGCGATCGCGCGCGCCGGCCTCCCGATCCCGCAGAAGAGCGCGTGCTTCATGTGCCCGAACCAGACGCCCGAGGAGCTCGTCGTCATGAGCACCAAGCACCGCGGCCTCTTCCTCCGCGCCCTCGCGATCGAGGAGATCGCACGCCGCGGCAAGCACGGCCTCCGCATCGAGGGCATGTGGCGCCGCACGCGCAAGATCGACAACCGGCCCGGCTCTTGGGTCGAGTGGGCGCTCCGCGAGGAGCTCGTCACGATGCCCGAGATCGAGGCGCTCATCCTCGTCCTCAAGCCGCACCTCGCGCAGAAGCGCCTACCGGCGGCGACCAGGTAGTCGACGCCGGCGGCGAGCTCGGGTATCCTCCCGACCATGCCGAACCCGCCGACACCCGACTCGCGCGTCAACTGGCGACCGCCCGGCCGCGAGCAACCTCGCGACGAGGAGCGGTGGAAGTTCGACGAATTCGCGCACGCGGTCACCGTCATCCAAGAGCAACATCGCATCTTGCACGACGGCTTCTACCACGTCTGCACGGGCAAGGACACCGGGTGGCTCGACGCCGGCGTCAAGGTCTTCCAACTCAAGACGGCCGCGCTCAACTTCCCGCATATCCAAACGATGCTCCTCAACTTCGGGAAGGGCGACGTCGACTTCGTCGCCTACGAGGGCGCGACGATCACCGTCGACGGCACGCCGCTCCCCGTCTTCAACGCCAACCGCAACTCGACCAAGACCCCGCTCCTCGAGCTCTTCGCCGCGCCGACGGTCGGCGCGAACGGGACCGAGATATTCCGGCTCTGGACGCCGCCGACGGCGACCGGTGTCGGCCAGAGCGCCAACGGCATCGCCGGCGTCGGCCAGGGCTCCGAGTGGATCCTCAAGCCCTCGACCGACTACCTGGTCATCATGACCAACAACTCCGGCGCGACGATCGACTTCTCCTACGAATTCTCCTGGTATGAGCTCGCCTACGACCCGCCTCAGTAGCGGCCCGGCGTCGCAAGTGCGACGAACCGGCTAAGGTCCTCCACTACAAGAGGGCGGAAGCCGTCGAGCTCCCCGTCGGCCTGGCGAGTGCCGGCGGGAGGAGGGGCATCGGTGGCTTCCACTTCCCCTTGGTAGCGCGGCCGTGCTACCATCCGCGGCATGGACAAGCCCCGACACGAGCTCGAAAGCGAATTCTACAACGGCCTCACGACCCCGATCGTCGAAGGCCCGGCACGGCCCAGCACCAAAAACGGGATGCACGCCCGCAAGCGCGCCCTCCGCGAGGGCCGGCTCATCCCGCGGCACGAGGCCGCCAGGCTCGACGCCGAGGCCAAGGCGACGGCCGCCGCCGAGGCGGCCCAGGAAGCCGCAGAAGCCGCCCAGATCGAGCCGCCGGCTCCCGAGGTAGAACCAGAGCCCGAGCCGACGCAGGACCAGGAGGACGAGCTCGCGGCCCAGGCCGCCGAGGAGGAAGGCGAGCAACCGAGCGGCGACGACGGCGCCGATCTCCTCGAATGATCGACCCCGAGCTCGAGGCCTTCAAGTGGCCGACCGAGGTCGCCGCGGCGCTCCTCAACGGTTGGGACATCAAGCTCAACGGTGAGACGAGCCTCGTCCGCACGGCGAAGGTCCTCCGCGCCGACATCAACGCGGCCGTCTTCGAGGGCGTCGCCTGGCCCGGCCTCAACGTCTGGGTCTGGTGGCGAGCTCGCGTATCGGCGCACTCGGCGAAGGTCCGCTTCTGGTTCCAGATCGGCTACGGCTCGAGGTCGAGGACCGCGCCGACCTTCAAGCGCGAGACCGTCCTCGCGACGACCGGCAACCGCTACCTCACGCTCCTCGAGGCGCCGAGCAAGGCCGACCCGCGGATCCTCCACGGCCAAGGCGTCTCGATCAAGACGGTCGAGGTCGACTTCGTCACCGGTGTCGCCGAGTGGCTCGTCCCGCCGGCCTTCAAGGAGACCGACTTCGTCCCGCGCTACGCGACCAAGACCGGCGGCAAGTGGGCCTACATGGGACTCAAGCACGACGTCGCCGCGAAGACGCTCGAGGAGTGGCGCAAGGAGCTCTACCCGATGGGCGCCTATGCCGGGCAATTCCGGCACGACGACGGCCGCGTCCTCACCGAGGCCGACGTCCCCGACTCGGTCGTCGGCTCGCACTTCCACGAGCGAGCTCGCGACCGCGGCTTCATCAAATACACCGACCCCGACAATCCCTGGATGGACCGGCACGCCTTCGGCATCCGCGAGCCAGACGACCAGCACAACTCGATCATCGACACCGTCGTCCAAGTGCATCTCGAGCACCCCGACGACGAGGGCCTCGCGATGCTCGTCGAGAATTCCGCCGAGTATTGGCTCAAGGCGCTCCCAGGTCACGACAAGGGCACGACGCATCACCGCGCGAGCTCCGGCCGGCGAGGGCCTGGTCGCAACCTCAAGGCCTTCTCGTGGATGCACGTCGACCTCGAGCGCACCAAGCCGGCCCTCGCCGACAAGATCGCGCTCCGCGCCGGCGAGCATTGGCTCGAGGTCCGCGCGGCCGTGCTCCGCAACTTCGCCGACCGCGGCCATCCCTGGACCTTCTTCGGCGGCCGCGCGGTCATCAACCCGAGCGAGGTCGGTATCTTCTTCTGGGGCCTCTACGTCTTCGACCGCTACCTCAACGCGCTCGGCGTCGACGATCCCGAGATCGGCTGGCTCAAGGACGCCGCGGCGAAGTTCTGCTTCGACCGCTTCCACGTCTGGCCGAGCGGCGCCTTCGGCATCGCCTGGACCGTTGACGGCAAGACCTTCGAGGTCGAGGCCGGCAACTCCAAGCCGACCTCGAGCCACTTCGCCTGGCTCGCGGCGACGAGCTACGAACCGACCACGACCGAGGAGCACGAGAAGCTCGAGCGCATCAAGGCGCTCGAGGTCGAGCCCCGCTTCCGAGGATTCTAATGAGCACCGAGATCCGCGTCCGACACCAGGCCCAGAACGTCTACACGCGCGCGCTCTCGAGCGCCTGGCGCAACGGGATCCAACTACACGACCCGAGCCTATGGCTCCTCCGCGACCCCGAGGTCGAGGAGAAGATGCTCCGCGACGCGGACATCCGGCACGCGATCGGCTACCGCCGGCACCTCATCGCCGGCAAGGACTGGAACGTGCTACCGCGCGACGAGACCAACGTCCGCGCGCCGGTCGCCGTCCACGTCGCGACCGAGCTCCTCAAGGAGATCGAGGGCTTCACACAAGCGCGCATGAACCTCTCGAGGGCCTTCTTCTCGGGCGCGCGCTTCGCCAGGATCCACGGCCGCCCGAAGCGCCTCCGCCTCGGCGACGGCGTCGAGCGGACCTGGTGGATCCCGACGCGCCTCGAGGACATCGACAAGCGCATGTATCGGATCGTCCCGCACAACGACGACGGCGAGCTCTCCGCGCATTGGGAGCGGTGGGACGTCGGCCGCGCCGAGTTCATCGCCGAGGACCGGCTCGACGCCGTCCAGACGATCCGGCACGTCTACCAGGACGACGAAGCGACGCTCGGCCACGGTTCGGCCTTGCGGGAGGCAATCGGTTTTTATTGGTATGCGAAGGAGCACGTCTTCCAAGAATCGCTCGCGGCCGTCGAGAAGTTCGCGCAAGGGATCCTCGTCGCGAAGATCGACGGAGCTCGCGACGCGGCGACCGGCCTCCCCAACGAGACCGTCATCTCGGAATGGGTCGCGATGCTCGAGGACCTCCGAGCTCGGCACGTCATGGTCTACGACAAGGCCGACAACGTCGAGGTCTTGCACGGCGGCGGCGACGGCTGGCAACTCCTCGAGAGCATCCGCGCCGAGCTCCGCAACACGATCTACACGCTCGTCATGGGCGCCAACCTCACGACGGCCGCGAGCGAGGGCGGGAGCTACGCGCTCGCCGAGGTCCAAGAAAACTCGACCGAGGCGCTCATCCAATTCGACCGCGAGACCTTGCAAGAGACCTTGAGCAAGAGCCTCCTCGGTTGTCTCTGGTTCAAGAATCACGCGAACCTAGTCGAGCTCGGGATCCACGACGAGCGGCCGCTCTTCAACATCACGCAAGAGAAGCGCCAGGACCCGAAGGAGCGCGCCGACGTCGCGAGCGTCTTGTCGGGCATGGGCGTCGACCTCTCGCTCGTCGACGTGCTCGAGCAAACCGGCTTCTCCCAGCCCGAGCCAGGCGAGGAGATCATCAAGGGCGGGAGCGCGGCACCGGCCGATCCCGGTGGCTTCGGTGGCGGCCTCTTCCGCGCCGCGCCGCCTTGGGATGGCAAGGCCGAGGCCGACGAGCGCGACGCCAAGGGAGGCCGATGAGCTCCGGCGACTTCACCGTTGACAAGATCCTCGAGGACGTCCGCGGCCGGATGGTCACGCGCTACATCAAGGCGCACGGCGACTACCTGGTCGCCGTCGTCATGAAGGACAAGGCCGCCGCGCGAGAGCGGCGCCTCGAGCTCGAGGACGTCCTCCGCGAGAGCCTCGGCCTCGCCGAGGTCCTCGGCACCCTCTCAACCTTGAGAGCCGCCTCGAGGATCCTCGGCGCCGAGGGCGGCCGCTTCACCGCCGACCGCTTCGAGCTCATGAGCTTCGCGACCGCGGCCGAGAAGATCCTCCACTCGGTAACCTTCGAGGACGCCGTCGAGGACATGGTCAAGCGCGCGCCGGTCACCGTCCGCGTCGCCGCCGAGCGATCCGCGGCGACGATCCGCGAGCTCTACGGCAAGGGCAACGTCGTCGCCTTCGCGAAGAGCGCCGACCAGGCCGTCACCGTCCGCGCGCAAGAGCTCATCACGTCGGCGATCAAGGAGGGCATCCCCGAGGTCGAGGTCGGCCGCTCGCTCAAGTTCGGCGTCGACCGCGTCCGCACCGAGACCGCGGCCTGGTCCGAGGGCTACGCGCGCATGACCTTCCGCACGAATCTCAACACGGCCGTCACCGCCGGCCGCTTCCGCACGGCCCAAGACCCGGCGGTCAAGAAGGTCGTCCCCGCCTTCCGCTTCGACTCGGTCGGCGACGGCGACACGCGCGACAACCACGACGCCGCCGACGGCGTCATCCTCACCGTCGACCACCCGGCATGGCGCTACCTGGCTCCGCCTCTCGGCTACAATTGCCGGTGCCAGGTCTCGCACGTCTCGGCGCCCGAGCTCCGGCGGATGGGCCGGATCGACGCCAACGGCGTCGTCACCAACTCGAGGATCCCCGCGGCGGCCAAGCCCGACGAGGGCTTCCGCGGCGGGAGCGGCCGCCCCGACCTGGCCCTCGGAGGTCGAGCTTGAGACGGTGGGACGAGCTCGCCGAGCCCTTCAAGCGGCTCGTCTTCCGCGACGGCGTCGAGAAGACGGCCGAGAAGATCAACGCCGACCGGTCGACGGTCTACAGGATCCTCAACGGCGAGACCCGTCGACCTTGCAAGGCGATCCGCGCCGGCGTCGAGCGCCTGGTCGAGCGCGACGACAAGCCGGCCGAGTAGATTGTCGCAAGTGCGACACCAGGGCGCGGCATAATCGCGCGTCATGGTAACGATCACCAACGTCGATGTCGCGGCCCAGCCCTTCGGCCGCAACAACGTCAACTCATACGCGAGCTTCGCCAGGCCTGCCGACGTCCTCACCTACGCGGCCGGCGACGCGATGAGCGACGTGACCGACGCGGCCAAGGCGCTCGTCTTCCCGAATTGCGGCAAGGACGGAATGATCGAAGCCGTCCAACTCCACTACGAGGCCGTCAAGACCGAGACCTTCGAGCTCTGGCTCTTCGACTCCGAGCCGACCGGCCAGACGGACAACGTCGCCTTCGCGCCGGTCGTCGCCGACCTCCCGAAGCTCGTCGGCGTCTACACCCTGGCGACCGGGAGCAAGAAGACCGTCGGAACGGCCTTCACGACCTACAAGCCCGACCTCGACTCGATCGGTGCCGCGCCGCGGCCCTTCGTCTCGGACGACGGCAACCTCTACGGCCTCCTCCGCCTGGTCACCGGCCACACGCCGGCGAGTGGCACCAAGGTCCACGTCGCTCTGGGCATCACCGCCAAGGAGCCTCGCTAGATGGGCTCGCCAAGCGTCACGCATACGCCGGCTGGCTTCGAGGTCACCAGGACCGCCGACTCGACGATCTTCCATCGCGTGCCGATCTTCGCGGAATGCACCCGCGGCGAGCTCGTCTTCGACGCCGCCTGGATCGAGAAGGCCGTCGCCGAGGCCAAGGCCGGCGAGCGCGACGGGCATCTCCCGCCCTTGCACACCAGGCACCACGAGCCGGCGACCGACCAGACGAACGGCGTCCGCTCGGCTGGCGTCTTCCGCGTCCTCGGTGCCGCCCCGCTCACCTTCAAGGGCAAGCGCGTCACCGCGATCTACGCCGACCTCATCATCACCGACCCGCTCATCGCCGGCGAGGTCGAGCGGATGCGATACCCGTATCGCTCGGTCGAGATATTCTCGCCAGACGGCCCGCCCAAGATCAACGGCCTCGCGCTCCTCGATCACGAGGCGCCCTACCTCGAGCTCCCGATGCTCATGGCGGGAGCCGTCACCGATAAAAGCGCCTGGCCTACAGGACCCGACGGCGGCGTCGCAAGTGCGACATTCGCGATGGACTTCTCGAGTCAACCCGGCGACCTCGTGGTAGGTTCCGTCCGTCGCGACTCGCGCGCCTACCTCCTTTTCTCCTTCGATGGAGCCGACCCAATGACGAACAAGACCAAGACACCCGCGGAGCTCGAAGCCGAGAAGGTCGCCGCCGCCGCCAAGGCCGCGGCCAACTTCGCCGACGACGAGAAGAAGGGCGACGACGACAAGGAGCATATGGAAGGCGACGAGGGCGGCGGTATCGACGTCGCCGGCGTCGCGAAGGCGATCGAGAGCGGCGAGATCAGTGTCGCCGATATGGACATGCTCCTCGCCGCGATCCAGAGCCAGAAGGGCGGCGTCGAAGAGGAGCCCGAAGAGGAGCCCGAAGCGGCGCCCGCACCAGCACCAGGAGCCGAGATCATGAAAGCCGGAAAGGACTCTCTCAACTTCGCCCGCCTCTCCGGCGAGCTCGAAGCTCTCAAGGCCAAGGACGCCGCGCGCGACCAGGCCGACCTTCGCCGGGACGAGGTCGCGGCCGCAATGGCGAAGCTCGACGGCAAGGTCGTCGGCTCCAACATCGAGGCGCGCCTCATCAACTTCCACACCAAGAGCAACGGCGGCGAGCTCTTCAAGGAATACGTCGACACGATGGCGAGCACGGCCGGCGACCTCCCGCACGACGGCGACGTCGGCGCGACCTTCGCGGCCCAGCACGGCAAGACGCCGGCGCTCGCGATGAAGTATCAGAGCGTGAGCTCCGAGGCCGTCGACCGCGCGGCGCACTTCTGCCGCGAATACGAAACGATCAAGGGCCACGGGA